CCTCCGCTGAAGCCGGTGCTTCTGGTAAGGTTCCTTCCGTTATCCCTAACGGATACCTCTACAACGACATTTACTTTGGCGGTCTTTCCGGTGACAAGGACAACTACACCATTGCCGCCTCCGGCGCTGTCGTGAAGTTCCATTCCGAGGGCCTGCTCGTAGAACTGACTCCTTCTGCCGCCGTTAAGGCGCAGATGGCTGCTGCTGTTCCCGGCGTGCTTCAGGTGCTTGTTTAATCCTGTAATTCCAAGTACACTATGGACGCTTATCAGATTCAATTCTACGACCTGCTTTCCCGCGCCCTCGGCGCTGGCGAGTCTATCCAGAGCTTTCTGGATAACACTATGGCCCTGAAGTACAACAAACTTCAGCTTGACGGCTTTACCTTTGAGCCTTTCATGCAGGCCGACTTCACCTACGAACAGATTGTAGGCGACCTCCCCCTGAACGTCATGGCTCAGTATTACGACGTTGATTCCCCGGCTCTGCCCGACGGAACGACCGGCTTTAAGGCTTACACTGGCAAGATTCCTCGCATGAAGAAAGTCGAATACTTCAACGAGGACAAACTCCGCAAGATGAAGCTCGTAGAGGACCGCAAGTCCACTACCGCCGCCCAGATTGCCGAGATTGCCTATCAGCAGCTGTTTATCACTGTTGACAAGCTCATTGGCGGTCACACCAACGCTCTGACCTATCAGCGTCATCAGGCTGTTTCCACCGGTAAGTTCGTTATCAACAACACGAACAACCCGAAGGGTATTAAGAACATTACCCTCGACTACCACATTCCTTCTGCCAACAAGACCGTTCTTCCTCAGACGAGTGTTCGCTGGTGGACCTCCACCACCCACGTTCAGGCCAACGAAGGCGCAAACTCCAATCCCGTAAAGGACCTTGTGGACATTGTTAACAAGGCTCGCTACGCTGGTGTGCGCGGCCATTTCGAGGTCGAAATCGACTATCTGAAGGAAGTCCTTGCTCACAGCAAGGTACTGGCCCAGATTGGCGTTGCCACCCTGCCCGCTTCCGACTCCACCGCTCAGGCCGCTTACGCAAGTATCCTGAGCTACGAGGCCAAGAAGTCCGCTCTGGAGAGCCTGATTGGCGCTCCCATTAAGGCCATTGACAGCATCGTTCCTGTCGAGTCTATCGACAAGTCCGAAAAGGCTTTCACCCGTTCCAACATTAACGCCTTCGAAAAGAACGTGTTTGTGTTCGTTCCTGACGGTGAAATCGGCGTTGTCAAGACCGTGGAGCCTATCGCTCTGGAAGGCGGTAACTACGCTTCCTTCTACGGCGGCAAGCTCCTGCTGACCGTTGGCGTTGACTTCGTTAAGAAGTGCCAGAGCTACAATACGGAAATGACCTCCGTTGTCATTCCTACTGTACCTCAGTATATGTGGTATCTCTATCCGAACAACGTTGAGTAGTTTAACCGTAATTGAAGGAAGATATGGCCGACATAAGCACAAATCTGACTTTCGTAAGGTGGCTCAGGGCTAAGGCCGAGCCGTTCATGGACCTGTCCGATGATTTCCTTTTCTCTATCCTCATTGGGCGGGGAATCAATGACGACGAGTACCTGTACTCTGCCGCCACTGAGAAACAGAAAGACCTGTGCTATGCAGACGTGCTGTTTGCAGCGGCCGTATCTTCCGTCAAAACGGGAACGCAAGGCGAATCCGACGGCGGCTGGACCCACTATATCGCAATTAAGAACGCCGTAAACCGTAACGGCTTGCTCGATATGGCAAAGGCGCTCTACGACAAGTGGAATGAGCCGTTTTCCGACCCGCGCAACAAAATCAGACTGAAGCCCCTGTACTAATGTATAACCCTCGTTGGCCCCATACTTTCGTAGTAGTCCCCGAGTATCTGGACGATAACGGCCTGCCCGTTACGGACGAAAACGGCGACCCCTGCGAGCCTACGCCCCCTGCTCCGGAGGAACAACTGGACCAGAACGGACTCCCGCTTACGGACGAAAACGGCGACCCTATCACCGTTGAGCCCGAAAGCGAGCCCGAACAGGAACAGGAACCTGCGGAGGAACCCTCTGAGGGCGAGGAACCGGAGCCCGAGCCCCAGCCGGAACCCGAACCGACCCCGGCCACGAATCCTACCGTACTGATTGCCGAGTACGATTCCAACTGGAACCCGCGCAAGGCATCTGACGGCAAGTTTGTTACTAAGGAGGTTACTCAGGTTCCGTGGGGATACAGAACCGCAACGGGCGGTCTGAAAGCAGCCGGGGAGGTAATCGTCGCGGACTATAAGATTTCAACCCCTATGCTCCTGACGGAGCTACCGACCGGAACTATCCTTGAACTGACCGACTATACGCACACTTTCCTTGCTAAAGTAATGAAGGTCACTACCTATAATTGGGGCACTGATTTGTGGATAGACAACATTAAGAACTAATGAGCTACGCAAGCCAAAACAAGCGCACAATCAACGCGGCGTTTAAGCGTTTCGGGATTCTCACTGAAGCAATCATTGAGAACGGAATGAAACGCATAATGAACGAGGCTATGATGATTGCTCTTGCGACGCACGACGCAGACCACTGGTTCCACAAGTCCACCGGGAACTCCTACGGCTGGCTGGTGCTCCACGACGGCAAGCACGTAGCCCACAAGGTTAACGAAGGCTTGCATGGTGAGGGTGATGCCTACACTGAGCTCATGGGAGCCGCCCGGGACGTTCCGCAAGTCGGTTGGGTTGGGATATTGCTCGCCAGTATGGGCGAGGTCCACGATAACGCTAAGGGAAAGCTCTATTTCTTTCATCTGGACTACGAAATGGCGGTGCTTAACAACGCTCGCGAGGACGTAGAAAAGCTGTTTACAAGAAACTTCAGAACAATGTATGTTGCCGAATAATTTTGACATAACGGACGTGGAAAAGCTCTTTTCCGACGAAGTGCGCAAGCTCGGTGTTTCTGATAACGTCTGGAACAATAGGCCGAAGGCCACCGACGACAAGATTTCCAATTTTGCCGTCGTGAAAGTTTCGGGCGGCATATCGGATAAGGCCGCTTACGGCGATTGCCGCGTAGTGGTTTACCTGTTTGCTCGCGACGTAAAGGAAATGAAAAATTCCAAGAAACTCTCCGTGATGCAGAAGAAGCTCAGTAACCTACCGCTCTGGATTGAGCCGCTCCTTATTAACGGGAAACCGCGCGTTATTGGCGATACCGCAGACGATTTCGGATTCCATTGCCGGATAGTCAATTTCAAAGTGTTTATCAAATCTAAATCTGTATAAACTATGCCTGCTACTCTTACTCACGCGATGCTTGACGACCTCCATATCGGCAACGCATCTCTTTCCCTGAAGGCTTACAGCCCTTCTGGAGTAGATATTACCGCCGGTATGGATTTCTCCAACTCCGACCAGATTTACACCCTCGAGGGTTCCTTTAACCTGACCTGTGACGACGCGAGCGGCACCGACATTCGCATCGACCAGCACAAGGAGGTTATCGACACCAATATCGAAAAGGGCGGTAACTGGCGCATGACCGGCAATATCCCCTCCATAGCCGTTGACCTCCTGAAGTACTTTTTCACCGAGGGCAAGGCTATTGCCGCCGGTACTGCCTCTTCCCCGAAGGGCATCACTGGTGCAGACGGCTCCGCCTACTACACCGGCTTTGGCTTCCTCGCAACCCCGGAAATCATCGAGGTTTCCGTGCTTGTCGAGTCCGAGTCCAAGAACACGGCTATCCTCTTCCCGCACGTGAAAATGGTCGTTTCTCCTGTCAAGAAGGACGACAACACCAACCCCGCTTACCTTTCCTTCGTAGGTTTCATTCTCCCGAACCCTGCCAAGTCTGGTGGCGACCTTGTTGGCGACTTCGCCGTGCTGAAGGCCGACACTCGCCCTACCACCTAATAGGGCCAGTAACAACCTAAACCGAGGGGCGGGGTCTAAAGCCCTGCCCCTTTTTAAAAATTCAATCTCATGCAACAGCCTACACTCGAACAGAGGAAAGAGTATCTCGATATAGTGAATGACGCTGTATCAATAGTACCGATTGAGGGCACGAAAAAGAGAGTAAAACTCCATTGGATTAAGCCCTATACAATGGAGCGCATCACTAAGGTTTGGATTGAACGCGAACTTGCAAGCGCCAAGCTGGAAAGCGGCGCTGACGTTCTCAAAGACCTTGCTAAAGAGCCGTATTTCGCGTTTAAAGAGGCGGCGTTAATGATTCTTAACCACGACATTAAGATACGCCTTTTTTACGGCATTTACTGGCGTTATCTGGCCTACAAATATAGCGAGGCTCAGATTTCCGGTATTATCGCGGAGGGTAAAAAAAAACTTCCGCTTACGGCACACTACGCGACTATGGCGTTCTCGCTGGATATGAGGACGGATTGGGTGAAGATGACAAAGACCGAAGCAGAGCAATACCGAGCAGAACTTCTTTTGGAAGCGAAGCGGCTTTCTGCAAGGACTTCCCCGGCTACGGGCGGCCCCGTTGGCGGCTCTTCCGTTGGGAGCGCAATTTCGGCTACCGGTGTATCCTAACCTGTGCACAAATCGAACT